CGCTATTTCTGTGACGAAGCAGGACTTCTCTGTGATTTGTGGACTCAGAACCATTGAAGAGCAACGCGCGTTGGTTGCCAAAGGTGCGAGTCAAACTATGAAATCAAAACACCTAGATGGTATCGCCGTAGACCTTATGGCCTATGTAGATGGAGGCCGTTGGGAGTTGAATTTGTACGATGAGATCGCAGACGCAATGGCGGAAGGTGCCCGTGCAGTTGACGTTCCGATTCGTTGGGGCGCGGCATGGACTGTGCCAAACATTGCGCAATGGGATGGCGACATGGAATCTGCTATGAATGATTACATCGACACTCGTCGTTCACAAAACAGGCGTCCGTTTATTGACGCTCCACACTTTGAACTTATGGTATAGGAGGTCATCATGGGACCAAAAGAAGGCCGTAGTGGACCCGCAAAAGTAAAGAACAAGCGTCGTGAAGAAATGAACGAGGGCATCGAGGCTGCGGTCTCTGAGGCGATGACACCACCTGATACGCGTTCATTCCGTGAGAAGATGGAAGACAAAGCTATAAACTTTGGTCGCAAGTACCAGGACAAGATGTCTGAGTTCCGTCTGACAGGTGACATTCAGAAATACGGAGGGGGCGGCGACGTTCGTTACAATCCTAATCGTGGGAAGACATACTAATGGTTGGTATTATGATATCCATCATCCCTGACGGGATGGCAGTGGACCAGATGGAAGAAACAGAGGAGGGCCACACATGTCCTCTACCTACTCAAGACCCTGACTTAAACGAAGAGAACCGTGAGATGGCGGTAGAAGAGTACAACTACCGTGAGCCAAACACGGGAGTGTCTTTCCGCTCTGACCAGGTGTGCGGAAGTTGTGCGATGTACAACCAGACGGAAGAGATGTTGGAGTGTCTTGGGGATGAGTCAGGAAACACAGGGTATTGCCAGAGCCTGAAGTTTGCTTGTATGAAGGAAAACACATGTGATGAGTGGACAGAAGGTGGTCCAATCACATCTGACTTACAAGAGGAATACAAGGACAACCTATAATGGATGTTGTCGATTTGGCAAAATACCTGTATAAGAAAATGGAGGAGCGTGAGAAAGATATTTCAACCGCCCTCGCTCACGGTTCAGTGAAGGATTGGGAGCAGTACAAAATGTCTGTGGGAGAGATACGGGGTCTCTCTTTCGCGCGTGAAGAAATCAAGGCCCTGCTGGAGAAAAACGTAGACGATGTCGAAGACTTTATATCTTCCTGAACACGTTGCGCAGAAAATGAACAAAGAACGGCAAGAGTCAAAGGCAGACTCCTCCGCTTTGGATAGCGCATATGTTGACGCTAATGAACGGGTACTAGACCCGTCCCTCTTAGACAAACCGCTACTTGATCGTCTCCCGCAACCTACTGGTTGGCGGGTTTTAGTTATGCCGTATGAAGGGCAGGCTAAGACATCGAGTGGTCTATACATTCCCGACGAGGTTCGGGAGCGTGAGCGCGTTGCTACGGTTGTGGCATACGTGATGAAGCTAGGGCCGTTGGCTTATAAGGATCCTGACAAGTTTGGTCCGGATGCCGAGCCGTGGTGCAAGGAAGGCCAGTGGGTTTGCATTGGTCGTTATTCTGGTTCTCGATTCAAGATCGATGGTGGTGAAGTTCGTGTTATCAATGACGACGAAGTTATCGCAACTATTCTTGAGCCGGATGACATCAAACATGTTTAGAGGGTAGGTTATGGCAGACGAAGAAAAGCAAGAACAAGAAGAACTTGTTATTGAAACGCCTGAAGAGGATGAAGCTCCGGTAAAGGAAGCGAAAGCTGAACCAGAGAAATCTTCGGGGGATGAAGAATTAGATTCGTACAGCAAGGGCGTACAGAATCGAATCAAGAAACTTACGGAAAAGTACCGTCAGGAAGAGCGCGACAAGGCAGAAGCCTTACGCATATCTCAGCAGTTGATGGAAGAAAACAAGAAGCTGAAGACTCGTATGCAGGCTTTGGATACGGGTTATCTTTCTGAGTACGGTACACGGTTGCAGTCTCAAACAGACGCAGCGAAACGTGCGTATAAGGAAGCCTATGAGGCTGGCGATACGGACAGAATGTTGGAAGCGCAGCAGGCTCTATCAAATATTGCGATAGAAACACAGCGTTACAACACAGCAAAAACTCGTGCAGAGCAGCAAGCAAAGATGCAAGTTCAGCGTCAAGAGCAGCCTGTACAACAGCAACAAGTGGCACAACAGCCACAGCAACAACAGCCGCAACCAGATCCTCGTGCGCAATCTTGGGCAGAGAAAAACGACTGGTTTGGTCAGGACAAAGTCATGACTGCATCGGCTTTTGCAATCCACCAACAACTTGTTGAGGAAGAGGGGTTTGACCCACAGACCGATGAGTATTATACTGAGGTGGACAAACGCATTCGTTCGGAATTTCCTCACAAGTTCCAAACGGCGAAGAAATCGGGTGGAGGAAGTCAGGTCGCTTCTGCTGGTAACTCCGCATCCCGCAGTAATAAACAGGGGCGCAGGTCGGTCAAGCTGACGCATTCACAAGTAGCGATTGCTAAGAAGCTGGGCGTACCTCTTGAAGAATACGCCAAGTACGTGAAGGAGTAAGAGATATGGCTGACAGAAAACCGCGCGCAAGCGCAACACGCGAAACAGAAACGCGCAGAAAACCATGGGCACCGCCCAGTCACCTTGCTGCACCTAAAGCCCCAGATGGCTATGTGCATCGTTGGATTCGAGTCGCAATGCGCGGCGAAGAAGACAAAATGAATGTTAACGCAAAGCTGCGTGAAGGATGGGAACCTGTTCGTAAGGACGAGTATCCAGACTACGAAGCACCCACTATCGACGATGGTCGTTGGGAAGGCGTTATCGGACAAGGTGGTCTGATGTTGTGCCGTATCCCTGAAGAAACAGCGCATGAAAGAAACGAGTATTACGGGGGCCGTACCCGCGAACAAATGACTGCTGTGGATCAGGACTTGATGAAGGAGCAACATCCTTCAATGCCGATCAATTCAAGTCGGCAAAGTCGTGTAACTTTCGGAGGCCGTGAACGCGACTCCGAGTAATTTAGAGGATTGCTACTATGGCAAATACTAATGGTGCATTCGGACTACGTCCGGTGGGCGTCCAGGGTTCTGGCGCAAACACCACTGGTACGACAGAGTATCGTATTGCCTCTGGTAACACTAACGCGATCTATCAAGGTTCTCCTGTTATTCCGCTGTCAACTGGTTTCATTGACATCGTTGGCGCGGCGGCAGGTGGTACTGTAGGTCTACTTGGTGTTTTCTGGGGTTGTGAATACGTTTCGTCTACTACTGGTGAAAAAGTTTTCTCAAACTACTGGCCTGGTTCAGGCGCGGACTCTAACCATCCGGTTAAAGCCTTCGTCTATGACAACCCAGCCCAAACATTCGTTATCACTTCAAGTGCTTCACTAACAAGCGAAGCAACTGCTCGTGGTCACGTATTCGCAAACGCGAACTTTGCAGCAGGTACTTCTGGTTCAACGACCACAGGTATTTCATCTGCTACATTGGGTGTTAGCACAATCGCCACCACCGCAGCATTGCACTTGCGTATCATCGGGATTCAAGACGATCCTGAGAACCAAGACTATACAGCGGCTGGTATTCCACTAATCGTACGTTTGAACAACAGCTTCAATGCGCCTAACGGTGCTATCGTCGCTGGTACTGTTTCGAACACAGGCGTATAAGGAGACTAACTTATGGCTATCTCTCGCGCACAACTAGCGAAAGAGTTGGAACCAGGTCTTAACGCCTTGTTTGGTATGGAGTACTCTCGGTACGAAAACCAACATGCGGAGATCTTCACAACAGAATCTTCTGATCGTGCATTCGAAGAAGAGGTTATGTTGAGCGGTTTCGGCGCGGCACCGACCAAATCGGAAGGTTCCTCAATTAACTTTGACGACGCTAACGAAGCATACACTGCTCGTTACAACCACGAGACCATTGCGTTGGCATTCTCGATCACAGAAGAGGCTATCGAAGATAACCTTTATGATCGTCTTGGCTCACGTTATACTCGTGCGTTGGCTCGTACAATGGCACACACAAAGCAAGTTAAGGCGGCAGCGATCCTTAACAACGCATTTACTGCTGGCGCATCTGCTGGCGGTGACGGCAAAGCATTGTGTGCAACTGACCACCCACTTACTTCAGGTG